ATTGCCACTGGTGCTGGTACTGGTGCTCGCAGCTTTGCTGGCACTAAGTCCAACACCGCTTTCGAGCGTTCTTTCGTTGGCATGGTTGCTGGCTTTGAAACATACAAGTTGGATTACGCAAACCGCTTGGCTGCACGTACTGGTTCCAACACCACTATGTCTACCCTGGCTGCGGCAAACAACTACTATGTGCCAGTTGCCACATCTACCGCAGCGACAGGCGAAACTCAAAACGTGGACAACCGTTTCCAGACCATCACTGTCACATCGACAACTGATCTGCGTGTCGGTACACCGTTCCAGATCGGCGGCGTTGAGGCTGTGCATCACATCACCAAACAAGGTACTGGCTTTGCCAAGACCTTCCGTGTGGTAAGCATCACAAACTCGACCACCTGCGTTATTACACCTCCAATCATTTCGGCTCAAGGCGGCACTGATGCAGAACTGCAATACCAGAACTGTATCGTTACACCTGGGGCCTCGGAAACTTTGACCCGTCTGAACTCGGTCACTGCACCCGTGAACTGCTTCTGGCAGAAAGACGCATTGGAAATTCTGCCTGGTCGTTACTCTGTTCCTTCCGATGCTGGTGTCGCAGTGATGCGTGCCTCCACCGATCAGGGCATCGAGCTGGTGATGCAGAAGCAGTACGATGTGAACACCATGAAAACCAAGTATCGTCTCGATACCTTGTTCGGCGTGGTGAATAAGCAGCCAGAAATGTCTGGTATTTTGTTGTTCGGTCAGACTTAATTAGGGGGCGACCATGAGCTATCAAGTTATCTTTGCACAAGGCACAGCTACTGTTGCCGTTCCTGCTGGCGAGAAAATCGCTGTTCAGGCCTTCTCGCCAGCACAAGTGTTTCAAGAAGTTGGTTTCCCCAACTTTCCTGAAGCCAATGATTTGCTGACAACAGTTGACAACACCACCTATGTGTCAGGCGCATTCACCAATGCCACCAACGTGATTATTCAAGCTGGTGCATCTGGCGCTTACTACTCGGTGGGCGTTGCCCCTGATATCAGCAACAATGGCAACTGGCAACCTCAGGGTGCGCCTGCTGACATAGCCGATGGCGGCTCGATGATTGCCACAGCAGCCAATGTGCTGACAGGCATCATCACGGCAACCCCAACGGCTGGCCGCAACATTCAATTGCCGACAGGTGCAAACCTTGACTTGGCAACTGAATGGGCTATCGGTGATTCGTTTGACTTCAGCGTTATTACTTTGGCCGCATTTGCTTTGACTCTCACAGTCAATACAAACGTGACCATCGTGGGCTCTGCTGCAACTGCTGCCACCTCTGGTGCTTCTGCACGTTTCCGTTGCCGTAAAACGGCTGCTGATACTTTCGTTGTGTATCGTATCGGTGGTTAAACCAAGACAGGCCAGCAGAGATGTTGGCCTGTTTTACAAGGAGCACGAAATGATGAAAAAAGGTTACTCGGATAAGACCGTTTCCAAAAACATCAAAATGGAAATGAAATCAGGCAAGCCACAAAAGCAAGCCGTTGCAATGGCACTCGGCATGGCAAGCAAGTCGGCAAAAGCCGCTGGCAAGCCAAGCAAAGCACCGATGAAAAAATGATTAAGTCGGCAGCCATCATCAAAGAAACGACTCTCGCCCCGTGGCGGGAGTTGCGTATTCAAAAGCGCAAACTCAAGAGAGAGCAAGCCACCGAACGCAGAATGACAAAAGTTTGCTATCCATCACCCATTGCAGCCGTTGTGCAGCAAGTGGAGATCGTGGAAGTAGGCGAGCCAACACGTGATGAAATGTTGGAGCAAGCTGCTAAAATCGGCCTCAAAGTGGACAAGCGGTGGTCAGATGAAACCTTGCTGAACCGCATCAATCAGGCTATGGAGGCCGCATCATGGGATACAGCAAGCGCCAGTTCGTGAACGCTGCCTTTGAGGAAATAGGTCTGGCCTCTTATGTTTTTGACCTGAATCCCGAGCAGATGAATACGGCATTGCGTAGGCTCGATGCAATGATGGCAGATTGGAACGCCAAGGGCATTCGCTTGGGTTACCCATTGCCCTCAAGCCCACAAGACAGCGACCTGGACGAGCAGACCAACGTGCCTGACTCGGCATATGAAGCCATCATTTGCAGCTTGGGCATCAGACTAGCCCCAAGCTACGGCAAGCAAGTGATGATTGAGACTAAGACCACTGCAAAGCAGGGTTACGACATCTTGCTTCAGCGTGCGACATTCCCACTCGAGAAACAACTGCCAGCAACCACACCTGCTGGCGCTGGCAACAAGCCATGGCGTGTGTACGACAACCCGTTCGTGCGGCCACCGTACAGCCCTGTTGATGCTGGCCCAGATGGGCCAATTGAATACTACTGAGGATCATCATGCCAACAATCAACCAACTGCCAGTGCTGAACACCATCTCGAGTGGTGACCAGCTACCCGTTTACTCACCCAACAACGGCGATGCACGCAGAACCTCGATTGGCTCCTTGCTTACGTTCTTCCAGCAAAGTTTTGCCTCGCCTACATTGGCGACTAACTTGTTCACCCCAGGGACGGGCTTCAGCATTGCAGTGCCAACACCAGTAGCACAGCAACAATGGATGCTGATTCAACCTGCGGGAACCTTGGCAACAGGAACAGTGACGCTGCCCTTGAACACTCAGACCCCAGATGGCACTGAGGTTTTGGTTACGACTACACAGCAGATCACCACATTCACGCTTGCAGCTAACGGCGCTGCACAGCTTTACGGCGCACCCACAACACTCGCAGCACAGGACAACTTTCGAGTACGCTATTACCAGCCCACAAACTCTTGGTATCGGATTGCGTAATGGCCACCAAGCCCAAGTCATCAGTCAATGCGGCTGGCAACTACACGAAGCCAACCATGCGGAAGAACCTGTTTGAGAAAATCAAAGCAGGGACAAAGGGCGGTGACCCAGGCGAATGGTCGGGCAGAAAAGCCCAGCTGTTGGCGGTGGAGTACAAGAAAAAAGGCGGGTCGTACAAATGAAAGCCCCGCAAAAAAGCCTGAAAGATTGGAGCGCACAAAAGTGGCGCACTAAGTCCGGTAAACCATCATCCGAGACGGGCGAACGCTATCTGCCCGAGAAGGCTATCAAAGCCCTTTCATCGGCTGAGTATGCAGCGACCACCAAGGCCAAGCGTGAGGCCACTGCTAAGGGTGAGCAATTTGCAAAGCAGCCCAAGAAGGTTGCCGAAAAAATTAAGAGGTTTCGATGAAAGACTCTCGCCTGACCCGTGCTGGTGTTGAATCATTCAACAAGCCTAAGCGCACGCCATCGCACCCAACAAAGTCGCACGTAGTCGTTGCCAAGTCTGGTGACCAGGTAAAGACTATTCGATTTGGTCAGCAGGGTGTAAGCGGCAGTCCCAAGCGTGAGGGCGAGTCCAAAGCAGATCAGGCACGCAGAGAGTCATTCAAAGCACGCCATTCGCAGAACATTGCCAAAGGCAAAATGAGTGCCGCATATTGGGCAGATAAGGTGAAGTGGTAATGCAAATCCCTATCTTGAACGGCATCTACGCTGACTCCACCCCAGAACTGCGTACAGCTTACCCGGTGAATCTAATGCCTGTGCCAAAGGTCTCGGGCATCAGCAATGGGTTTCTACGCCCAGGTGATGGCATTGTTGCCAACGGCACTGGCCCAGGCATTGATCGTGGCGGCATCAACTGGAATGGTGATGTGTACAGGGTCATGGGCACGAAGCTGGTAGAGATCAGCAGCACAGGTGCGGTGACCATTCTTGGCGATGTGGGTGGCTCTGAATCTCAGTTGGTCACGTTTGATTACAGCTTTGACGAACTGGCCGTGGTGTCTGGTGGGCAGATCTTTTTCTGGGATGGCACAACGCTGACGCAAGGCAATTACCCGCTGGTAACCATTGGGCCAATCATTGACTTTTGCTTTATTGATGGGCGTTATATGCTCACCGATGGAGAGCGTTTGTTTTTGACAGACATTGGCAACCCGTTCGTAATTGGTGCATTTGCCTTTGAAGAACCTATAGCTGACCCAGATCCAGTGACATCGTTGCTGCGTCTGCGTAATGAGGTCTACGCCATCAACAGATTCACGATGGAGGTCTACGACAACCTCGGAACTCCTGTGCCGTTTCCATTCGGAACAATCTCTGGCGCACAAGTACAAAAAGGCTGCGTTGGCGTTCAGGCTTGCTGCATCTACCTTGACCAAGTTGCATTCTTGGGCGGTGGGCGAAACGAAGCCCCAGGAATTTACACAGCAGCATCAGCCACAACTCAGAAAATCAGCACGCAAGAGATTGACAACATCTTGCTGGACTACACAGAAGCGCAGTTGTCCCTGATAAAGATTGAGGCCAGAAACGACAAGAACCACGAGCATCTGTATGTGCATCTACCTGACCAAACATTGGTCTATGACGCAACAGCATCACAGGCGCTGCAAACCCCTGTCTGGTTCATCTTGGTCAGCACACTGTCTGGCATTGCTCAATATCGGGCCAGAAACATGGTCTGGGCATACGACAAATGGTTGGTGGGAGATCCGCAATCAAACAGCATCGGCTATCTGGTACAAGACACGGGCCACCATTGGGGCCAGCAAGTTCGCTGGGAATTTGGCACGATCATTGCGTACAACGAAGGCAACGGTGCAATCTTCAACCGTCTGGAGTTAGTTAGCCTAACGGGTAGCGTTGCCCTTGGCAAGAACCCCCAGATCAGTACCAGCTACAGCATCAACGGCCTCGCATGGAGCCAAGACAAAAGCATTGCAGTCGGAACTACGGGCAACACAGCCAAGCGCCTTGCATGGTTTCAGCAGGGGCACATGAGGAATTGGCGCATCCAGCGTTTCCGTGGTGACAGCGATGCCCACATTTCCTTTGTTCGACTTGAAGCTCAGATTGAGCCACTGGCATACTGATGGCAACCGCACCCACTTCCCGCAAGCTCAATCTAACCCGTGACCAGCTTGCAACTTTCTTAACTGACCAACAGCAGATCAGGCAGTTTGAGTTGTTGTTCTCCACAGTTGACCAAATTCAGGTCATCGTAGGAACAGACTTCGAATATCAGGCAGATACGGCGGCAGCCACAGCAAATGAGGCGCTGTCTCAGATTTTAGCTTTGGCACAGCAATCAGCAGTAAACGCAGCACTTGCAGAAAACAGGGCAAGCCAGGCGCTGGCGCTGGTTGACAAGCTGACCAAAGCCGTTGAGGGTTTGCAGATGACCCCACCGCCAAGAGAGTTTAAAAGGGCAAGATACGGGTCGTTTTACGACACCACCACCCAAACAGCCACTACGATCAACACCGCCAAGGCCATCACGTTCAACAGCACAGACTTGAGCAACGGCGTGTTTATCGGCACACCAACTTCACGAATTATTGTGGACACCGAGGGCATCTACAACTTTGACACATCGTTTCAGTTGGACAAGACTACAGGCGGCACAGACGAGTTCTATTTTTGGTTTAGGCTCAATGGAACGGATGTGCCAGACAGCGCAAGCCAGATTACGATTCAGGGTAACGATGCTGAAATTTTTGCATCACTGAATTACTTTTTTGACCTTAAGGCTGGCGATTACGTTGAGATGATGTTTTCAACCACCAGCCTGAGCGTTGAGTTGCTTTCCGTTGTTGCAACACCACCAGTTCCCGCCATTCCGTCCATAATCCTAACAGTTTCAAACAACATCGGAGGTGTCCAATGACCGTAACCATCAAAGTGCTGATCCCCGCAAAACAAGCAGAGAGCAGCCAGACCACCCAATACACAGCAACAAACGTAAAAGCAATCATTGACAAGTTTACAGTGACCAATACCAGCGCCAACAATGTGACCTTTGCTTGCAACTTGGTAACAGCATCTGGTTCGCCAAATGCGGCAAACCTGATTATTGATGCACGAACCATCGTGCCAGATGAAACTTACACTTGCCCTGAGTTAGTGGGTCAAGCACTTGAACCGGGCGGGTTTATTTCCACAATCGCAGGGGCGGCAACATCGCTGACCATTCGGGCTTCTGGTCGTGAAATCAGTTAAGGAGAACAAGCATGGACAAATTTATGATGATGCCCAGGGGCTTTATGGGTCTGCCTATGGATGAGGAATTCATCACCAACGCAGAGAACAAGAAGAACTACGCCATCGCGGTGCAGGATTGGAACTACGGCCCTGAGATGCCGACCAATGCACCAGGGGCAAACAAGGAGTTCTACGTTGGTCTGGCCGAGGCCATGCAGTGCGATGAAAAAGACGCACGTCGCAAGCATTGCTCGAACTGCGGGTACTACGACAACAGCCTGATGGCGCAAGTCAGGATTGAGCGTATCCCAATGGCGGCTTATGACAAAGGCGCAGG